GGTACAGCAAGAGCGACACAATTTTATCTTTCGGCATTAAACACAGCCCCTGCAAGTGCTACTGCAACAGGAACAACAGGAGAAATTAGAATAGATGCAAGTTATATTTACATATGCACGGCAACCAACACATGGAAACGCTCTGCAATAACAACTTGGTAAGATGAAAATAAGCAAACAAGGATTAGAACTAATAAAAGGCTTTGAGAAATTTATGGCAGAGCCTTATATAGATGCGGTGGTAGTGCCTACAATCGGCTACGGAAGTACTTATTATTTAGATGGTACAAAAGTAACGATGCAAGATTTGCCTATTACCAAAGAACAGGCAACCATATTGTTTGAAGCGATTTTTGATAAGGACTTTGCAAAGTTTATACCGCAAAATGTTAATCAGAATCAGTTTGATGCTATGGCTTCATTGATTTATAATATTGGTGCAGGGGCGTTTTTTAAGAGTACTTTACTGAAAAAAGCTAAAATAAATCCAAACGATGCCAGCATCGAGCAGGAGTTTATGAAATGGAACAAAGGGCGTATTCTTGGGCAGTTAGTAGAACTGAAAGGATTGACAATTAGACGAGTAAAAGAATCAGAGTTATACTTTAAACCAATATCGTAATGTTTACAAAATTAAAACTACAAATTATTTTTGGTGTTATTGTTGTAGCTGTCGGCATATTTGTCTCACGCTATTTAAACAATCATTCGTTTGTGTCCGACAAGTTTATTAAGAAAAAAACAGATTCGATTGCAACACTTAAAAAAGCAATAGTCTTAAAAGATTCTTTGCTATTTGATTGCAACCAAACTAGCGATGTAAGCACTCAACAAATACGTGAAGCACAGATTGTAATAGCTGAACTAAACAAGCAGGTGAAACAGGCTAAAAGTAACTGTACGCAAGCAAATGAGGCTATTGCACACTATGAAGCAAACGACTTAATTCGCTATTTTGTGTATGATAAACGAGGATTATTTAATAAAGGCTGCTACATAGAAATATTTCAAAAACCTGTTAATATTTGCAAATAATAAAAAAAATAAAAAATGAAAACTACTATTTTAATACTTCCGATTCTTTTTTTTGCAGTGGTGAGCAATGCACAGTCTTTTACATTTAAGGTGACGCCGTACACGTTTCAAGACGAAACACGCAAGTCGGTAACGATAACTGGTATTCGTGCAAAGATGATAAACAACGTTGATTGCAATTTGTCTGATAGTACATTTTACAGACAGTTTTTTATAGATTTTAAAACTACTGCCGTAGAATCATTTGGTGGCTTAAATACAGATACAGGTAAGATGTCGAGCGAGTTATCGTCTAATATGAGTATTTCTTTAGCTACTGCGAAGGCACTTATCTTGGATATTTGTAAGAAACTTGAGTTTGGTACGATTGCAGAAAAATATGCAGCTGCAGCACAATTAGCTGGCGGTTACGGATACACGCTAAAACCGTTGAGCGAGCAACAAAAATGACAATGTACCCAGAAATAAGGCTCAAAAAAGTGGAAAAACTAAACTGGCAAGTAACAGAAAACTGCTTGCTAAATCAGTACGGAATTATAATCAACGAGGGTTTTCAGACTGATTTAGTCAGTTCTCCACGTTTTTTGTGGTTTATAATTCCGCCACATGGGCTTGCTTCAAACGCTGCGGTGGTGCATGATTATCTTTCTCGGAAAATGTTAATAAGGCGTAAAGTATGCGATGATATTTTCTTTGAATTGTTGAAAGAGACACAACTTCGCTCTTGGCAATGTTGGGCAATGTATTTATTTGTTCGGATTTTTGGATGGCTAAAAAACTAAAAAATGAGCAATATATTTCTTTTGTATAAGGATAAAATTATTGAGGTCTTAACGCAAAATAAAGACTTAAATGATTCTGTAATTGCAAAAAGAGTACTTGCTTTTTATAGCGATTTAGGCGAAAAGCATCCGAACTTTGGAACCTTACGCAAGCAGATTGCTCGTAACCGCAAAGCGATATTGGACGAACACGAAGGCGTTTATAATGCAACTGAAAGTATAGATGTGCCTAACTCAGCAATGAAGCACCTTTGGTTTAAAACAAAAGAAATATCAGCTTTTGTAAAAAATCCTAATTATATTGATGTACAGGAAGCAGCGATAAAAGAAATTGATTTTACAAGTTTTTACAAGGAAGTTGTAAAACCAGTTGAGGTTACAAAAAAGAAAAAGCAACTTGGATTTTTTGATAGATTAGTTTATACCGACACGCACATTGGAATGAATGTAAACCCAGAAGGGAATAGCCTTTACGGGGGAAAATGGGATGCTGAAGAGTTATTTGAACGGTTAAAGACTATAATAAACCACGTTGTAAAGCATCAAAAAAGTAACGTGCTTTATATTGATGATTTGGGCGATTATATGGATGGATGGGACGGTCAAACTGCACGAAAAGGACATGATTTGCCACAAAATATGAGTAATCAGGTGGCGTTTGATTGCGGAATTAGTTTCAAAGTGCAAATGGTGGACGAGTTGATGAAGTATTACGACAAGATACATTTAAGAAACATTTGTGTAGATAATCACTCGGCAGATTTTGGATATATTGTTAATAGTGCTTTTAAGGTTATTGTAGAATTAAAATACCCTCATAATGTATTTGTAACGAATCAGCGAAAGTTTATTGATCATTATAAAGTTGCTAATTTTATTTTTATTCTGACGCATGGAAAGGACGATAAAAACTTAAAATTTGGGTTTAAACCGAAGCTGGACGATGTACACGAGAAAAAGATTAATGAATACATAGATGTTAATTACTTATTTCGCCAAGGGATTATTATTGAATTTAGTAAGGGAGACAGTCATCAATATTTATTTGACAGCACCCCAAGTAAATTCAATTATTACAACTACCCTGCTCTAAGTCCATCATCAGATTGGGTGCAGACTAATTTTGCAAGGGGAAAATCGGGCTTTGTATTTTTTAATTATACTGAAAATAGCAAAGAAACTAAGGAATATTTATTTGATTGGAAAACATAAACACTTAATAAAATGCAACAAAACTTTTCTATTGAAAGCCCTGTACTTATGGTCGGGATTTCAAACATTTTATCAATAATTCTTAATACGTATTTTATTAATATGCAAAATATTTCTATCTTAATAACGATTATTGTGGGTCTGTACGGACTGCTTAAACAGATTGAAAAGGATGGTGGATTGCAAACCTACATTCAAAACTGGATAAATTTTAAGAACTTATTTAAACCTAAGAAATGATGCCAAGAAAATATTTTAAATGGCTTTCAGCCGACCTTTACGCATTTTTGGTAACATTGAAAAAATGGTATAATACTGCATTAGGAGTAGGAACAGTTACAACTGGTATCATTATCGACAATGCAGGCGTAAATATTGTTGATTTGATTCAACCAAAAATTTTAGTGCTTATCTCAGGTTTTTTTCTATTTTTAGGGCTTTTCTTGGAAGGTTACAAAAAGGATAATTTTGATGAGTAGAAATGCAAAAAGCCCCGATATTCGAGGCTTTTTAATTCCATAAAGGTTCGATTTCGAGGCCGTTAGCGTTGAGGTGCGATTGATTTTGTACTTTTTATATTTCCATTCCGTTACTAACGACACACAATATTAAAACATTTATTTTTGTTGTTCTAATATTTTATCAATTTTTTTTATGAGTGCTTCGCTGTTTTCCTTGTAGGAGCGAATAAGCATATTTACAAAGGCGTTTTGGTTGCCGACTTTTGATTCTAAATATTCACACAAATCATTGTCTATGCGAAACGATTTGGTGGTTTTAGTTTTTCCTTTCTTCCTTCCAGCACCTTTACGTTTGCCTCCGTATTGGTTTATTGGACTTTCTTCCATATATTTGGTACAATTTTAAAGTTTAAGCCCCCGATGATTTGCGATATCAAAGGGGGCTTTTTTTTTTTAAAGTTCGTTTAAGAAATCAGAATAGGCTTCTTTTTGTTCTTCTGTCATATTTCCACCGAAGTCTGTAATATTATCAGCTTCCGAGCCAAATAAGAAATAAAAAAATGTTGGGTCGTTTTCTGCTGAAACTAAAACGTATTCTTTTAATTCCATTTCGCCACGATTTTCGTTTAAGATTTGTATTGCGTTCGAGATAATTGATGATTTTGACATTTGATTTTAAAGTTTATTTTGTAAATTTGATTTCTTAAAAGTTTTAAAGCCCTCAAAGTGTGTCAGCACCGAGAGGGCTTTTTTGTTAAATCTTGTTTCCGTCTGAATCAAACGAACAAACAAATTTGTCGTTTTGATATACATCAAATGTTTTTTCTTTGCTGTCAAATTTTACTTCAACTTCTTTGTTTTTTGAGAAAGCGAAACGGTCTTTAATTGCGGATTGAACTAATACTGGAGTTACAAAATCATCTTGACTTGTGATTGTTACATTTTTCATTGTCTTAAAAGTTTATGTTTCAGCTTTGCTGCTGATAACAATACAAAGTTACAAATAATCTTGATATATGCAATACATTTATCAAGATTTATTTTATTTATTTTTTAAAAAGAAAATATTAATAATCTTTTACCGACATTGTCAGTCTCAGGTAGCACGGCATGGAGCCGTTCCGTTATTTTCGCCTGAACCAGATGATATTTGCAAAGGTTTTTATAGCATTATAAAATCGTAAATATCTCTAATTGATGAAATAATGTATTCTTTGCGGTCAAGCGTTACAATCATATTCTTTTGCCCAAATTCATTGTCAAAAACAAACCATGAGACTAAACCATATTCGTGTCCGAGTGCTTGCTCAACTACATTAATGTAATCATCTATGAATTGATTGCCAAACTCAACGACGCCTGTGCCTGTTGGAGAAATAACTTGTAGAACTGATTTTAATTTATCTTGCTCTGCCTCAAACCTTTTTAGGTTTTGAATCGCTTCGTGAAAGTTTTCGTACGTCATCATGTTTTATTTTCAAATCTATATTGTACATCTTTAATTATTTCGCAGATAGATTGCAAATCGGTTTCTTCTTTCTTTTTATCAATAAGTTGAAATAGCGATATAATCATATCAATTGTTTTTAAATCAAAAGTTTTTTCTCCATAAACAATGTCTAAACACATTTTTAGGTATTGTTTATTTTCTTCGTGCGTTAATTCGGTGTTTTCAGGTTCGGTTTCAAAGCCAATATAAGAATACCAGTCATTTTGGTATTGTTTATTTTCTTCGTGCGTTAATTCGGTGTTTTTAGGTTCGGTTTTAAAGCGAATGTAAGAATACCAGTCATTTTGATTGTCATGTATTACTAATTTTTTGCCATCAACACTAACTCTTTCGTTTTCGTCAAACTCGTTAAGTTTGAGCATTAATTCTTTTATTGTCATTTTTTTATTTGTTTTTAAACCATCTCGTTGATGTCAGCGAGATGGTGGGTTAATTTGTTTGTTTTTTCGTTTACCCGATGTCGGGAAGACCATGGGTTGTGTTATGATTCTGCTGCTTTTAATTCTGCACTTTTTAATTGTTGCTCAACTAATTTTAGTGCATTGCTAAAACCGTTATAAAACGCTAATTTTGCATCTATTCTTTCAACTGTACTTTCAATATCTTTATACAGTTCATCGGCTATTTTAGTGCCTTCAATATCAATTTTTGAGTAATCCATCATTGTTTTGTGTTTTATTTTATAGATGCCTTAACCGTTTCATTTCCTGTACGAATAGCTGGGTAAATATCCCACTCTACGCCATCAGCATCAACCCAAGACGTTTTTTGCTTTGTTGCCTTTGCGATTGTCTCAATGTCTTTTTGAATTGCTTTTAACGCTTTTATTTGTTCTTCTAAGACATTCCACGCATTGCTATTAGAATAATCGTACTGAGACGATGAAAAAAGGCTTAGAGCAACACCATTTTTTGTAACTCCTTCTTTGCCGTACAACGCAACTTCGTCATAAGACCTTTTTGCAAGTTTTCTTTTTACTTCTGTTGCGTACTCGGCTATTTTCGTTACCATCGAGAGCATAGCAAGCGTATCGTCTCCGCTATCGCACCATAACTCTATATTTTTATCTACTAATTCGTTTATTTCTTTCTTTGTTAGCGAAACAAAGTCGCTCAATTCTACTTTTTGTAATGACATTTTATTTATGCCCCTACCATCGCAGACAGGGGCTGTTTAAGGTTATGATAAAACTTGCTCTTGCAGTAATTTCTGATTCTCAGAACTGATACGAAACTTCTTTCTCAAATCCGCTATTGTACACTCCTTGTGAGTTCCATCTTTGCTAATGTATCCGTGTGATAACAATTCTATTGCTCGTGTCCAGTCGGGTGTTCCTACGTTTAAATATTTAATGTCAGATTCAACTTCAACTGGTGACTTTATTGGTACAGGTGGTGTTGTAACTCGGTCTGGGTTGTCAACATCATCTTCATCAGTCGCAATGTGAAAGTATTTTAATAGAAAATATCTTTCTGCATAAGTCAATGCAGAACCTACTCCTTTATCCCAATCATTCTGACCGTTTGCACCAAAAAGGTTTTCGTCTTTTTCCCCTGTCTCGCAGTCAATCCAAGTAAAACGCATCATAACTTTAGAAAGTATTTCATTCTTATGTCCTTTGCTGTTTTGATAATCTTGCCTTACATTCTCAATACTCAGCACCTCTTGTTTTAGAATCAAGCCTAATTCGTTCATAATAGGCTTAATGTATTCTAAAATCTTTGTGCCTGTTACATATTTAAAATTAAAAGAAGATTTATCTTTTGCAAGACCGTTGATTTTCTTTTGTATTTCAAGAAGTTTTTGATAAATGTTCATAGTTCTTGCAGATTAGAATGGTAAATCGTCAGAACTATCAACTTTCTGTGCCACAGGCTTTGCATAAGTGCCATTTTTAGCTTCCTCACGCATCTGCTTGGTAATCACAAGCGGACTACTATTCGACCAAAATACCCCACCGTTTGCAACATAAAAGCGAGGAGTTTTAGCTTCCTGCTGTTCTTTACTTTGCTTGACAAACAAGTCAACATTCTGTTGAAATTTGTTCATTTCGTCTGCAATGCTAATTGTCAAACTGATGCCCTGCTCGCCCTTTTTGTCGAGCGTTTCAATCATTTTTTTTAGGGTTTCTTTTTTCACCCAAACTTCTGCCATGGTTCCCATAATCGTATAAAATTAAAATGTATATAAAAATTTACTTGTTGCAACAACTATAATTCTGATGATTTGCTAAAATCTGCCGCTAAAAGCATTGGTACGCATAAAATAAGGGTAAACACTAAGCACCCGATTAAAAAAACCTGTGCAAATAATAGGTTTGGATTCTGCTCAAAAATCCAAAATGCTAAAACATCGAGAGCGATTGCCGTACAAAAGGCAAATGACAAAAGACCGTATAATTTATTTTTCATCTTAAAAATGCGGTTATAATTTGAAATGCTACCCAAAAAATACACGTAACTAAAATCGGGGTCATTGACTTTTTAGCAAACCAAATTGCTAAATCAATTAATCTGTCTGCATCGTGCAGTAATAAGCGAAACTCGCAGTAAATAGGTAAGAGGTATTTTTTCATTTTATTATGTAAGGGTTTAGACCTCTTTCAAGGAGTGATTGAAATTTGATTTCTACAAGGTCGGGTGATACTGTAACTTTTTCACGCTTACCAAAACTGCCTGTGTAGGCTATTTCTACGTATCCAGTTTCGTCTTTAATTTTGCCTTGATATGGTTTTGTTAAACCTCGTTTCCAGTTTGTTGATTCTGACTTTATCATAATAATATTCGTTTAATTGTTTGTATATTGACTTGATACTCGCTGCAAACCGATTCAAGTATTGCATTTCTTCGAGATTTTTGTAAGCTAAATAATTCCTTCTCAGCCTTTGTTTTAATTTTATTTATCTTTACATTGGCTTTGTAGGTTACTTTCTTTTCATGTAGGCTTATGCCATTAATTTGGCATCTTAATCTGTTACGGTTATTGATTGTCGCAGCTTTGTTGTAAATCTGCTCTAATTTAATTTCGTAATCAGATTTGCATCTTCGCTGATGCTCAATCATTTCGATTGCTTTCTCTATATTATCAGCATAACAGTTTGCTGATATGTCAAGGTGGTTTATGTATTTGCTCATGCTATTTGTGAATATGAAACGTGATTAAACCCTGTCTGCTCTTTTATTTTTTCTGCAAGGTATTTGCTACGCATACCAATCTTTTTTTGCTCACGCTGGCTTTGTGTGTCTATTATGACAACTTCTTTCCTTTCGGTACTTGTGCCGTTCCAAAACGACACTAAAAATTTGATTTTTTTCATTGTTATAAGTGATGCCAAAGGGTTAAGCTTGTTTTTTCAATTTTTGACTTAGCAAATCCGTATTTTTTAATGTCCTCTTTTATTTGCTTTTCTTCTTGTAACCAGTTGCTTGCTTTTGTATGAAACTCTTTTTTAATTTCAAAACCGTATCCTTTGCGTCCTAATCTTTCGGCAGCAATTAAAGTTGAGCCACTGCCTGCAACAGGGTCTATAACTACATCGCCTTCATCAGTAAATATTGAAATCAGCGTTTTTAAAAGTTCAACAGGCTTTTGCGTCGGATGTATTTTTTCGCTCTCATTGTCTCTCGGCCAGTCTATGCAGTTAAAAATCATTTTGCCGTTATTTCGGAACTTTGGCAAGCGTTCTCTGTAAAAAATCAAACCATATTCACAATTTCCGACTACTTTCATGTTAGCTTTCAAGACTTGTGCTGAAAAGTTTTTACGAAAAACCAAGTTGATATAGTTGTTTAGACCGTATCGCTTTGCTAATTCAATAAGATACATCTGCTGGTCGAATGCACAAAATATAATCATACAAGGAGCATCGCCTTTTTGTCTGGCTTCGCCTTCAACTTTTGCGGTAGGCTTTTTTTCTGCCTTTAACATTGTTGAGCAAAAGTGCATAAACTCGGCTGGTCTAAAATCTTCGTCAGTATCAAAGAAACTTTTGCCTGCTAATGCACTTTCACCGTTGGCATTGTCTCCGTCTTTGTACCAAGCTGGGTTACTTGCGTAGGCATTATTGCCTAAATTATAAGGAATATCGGCAATTATTAATTGTGCCTTTGGTATTCCGTATGATTTGTAATTTTGAAAATGGTCTCGATAAATCATATTAAATTAAATTATTAGAGTTTTAAAATAAACTCCCCCACCAAAAGCGGAGGAGTATTTAACTATGTATCAACCTTTCCTACTTAATGTTCTTCCATTGCTTCGTCTTCTTTTTGCTGACGAAGCAAATCTAATTCTTCAAAATCGTATGGCTCATAAATGCCATCGGGGCTGTCGTAATCTGTCATATTGTTGTTATTGTTATTGTTTTGTATACAAAATTACAACTATTGTTAGACTATTACAAACATTTGTTAGATTTATTTACAAATTTTTTTAAATAAATAAATTAACCTGCCCTGCATGCTGCTCAACAACATAAGTATAAGTTATTAACTTGCTGTATGTGCCTGTATTACCAACTGATTGTTTTACTATGCCATCACGGTATATTTGCTTGATAGCTTGCTTTAACTCCTTCTCGGTAGCTGGCTCACCAAAAGGGAGTTGTTTATTTTTCAAATAGTAGTCAATCAAATGCTCGGCAGTCATCGGCTTGTTTTGATTCTCTTTAAAAACCTGTACCATTGTTTCAATTATTTCTCGCATGGCTTTAAAAGTTTTTTAACATCTTTTTTTATTGACTTTGATTGATTGCATAAATATTCTATGTTAGGCGAAAGCACTATCATCCGTTCCATTTACGAGCTGACTTCTTAATTTGATGTGGTTTTTTATGCACTGAAACAAATAGAAACCAACAAAAGGAACAATAGCATTTCCTAAGCCTTTAAGTCTGTCCATCCTTTCGGGTATCCCATCACCAACTCCACAAAGTAAGGGTTCGGCAATAATGTTTTGTCCTTCACTACCCCATTGGTGTTGTCTAAATACCATTTCTTTAGTGTCCACCCTAAATTCACTCCGTATTTTACTCCACTCTTCCGAGTTCTTATACCTTTCCACATCAATAAAGGCGTTTCCCATCCTATCTGAAAAGACACCGTGTGCGTTGGGGTAGGCAATAACGTATATTCGTTCTCTACGATGTATAAATCCAAATGTTGTAGCTGATAAACATTGCCATTCCGCATCATACCCGAT